TGGTGGCGCCAGCGGCCCTAAGCGACGCACGAGCTTGCCTGGAAGAACTTGCAGAAGGCGCAGCGCGAGTTTCCCTGGAGCGAGCATCGCTACTATGAAATCCGGGTAAAGAAATCAACGCGGTGACTTGAATTCGCCACCATCCTCCCTAATATCCACGGCGAGGTGAGGCGTACTCGCGCGTTGGTGCCAGTCATTCAGTCAAGTAGGAAGGAAGTCATGTCGGTTCGTGAATTCTCGCAAATGAAGCTCCGCGATCTCCAGAAGGTGCAGGACGATCTCACCGAAGCCATCAAGCTCCGCAAGGCCGCCGAAGCCAGCGAAGTCCGCAAGGAACTGGTCGATATCGTCAAGCGCAAGGGCTTTACCTCGCTCGACGAAATCTTCGGCAAGAAGCTCTCCCCCAAGGGCGGCTACAAGCAGCAGATGGCCCCCAAGTACCGTGATCCCAATGACCCCAAAAAGACCTGGAGCGGGCATGGGCGCAAGTCGAACTGGTTGATCGACCGGCTCAACAAGGGCGCCAAGCTTGACGACTTTCGGGTCTAAGGCTACAATCCTTCCGCTGATGATTGTTTGATAGGGCCCAATGGGTCTCAATCGAATAACCGAGCGGGAGGTTCCCATGTATCCCCTGGGGTAAAGCCCAGAAACTCGAAGCCTTGCAATCTGAGGGCGCTCCGCTGGATGGGGCGCCCTTTGTCGTTTCGGCCATCCCGAATCAGGGGTAGACTGGCGGTCTGTAGCCGGGCGTTGCGGTCTTTCGCTGTTGCCGCCGTCTCCACGGGGGGTTGCGTGGCTCCTACTAACACGAGAGGTCCGATGGGTGGCGGCAACAGTCCCGTTTCATGGGATAAGTCATGTTCGACCTCAAATCGGACCACCACGTAGGGTGCAGGTGAGTGGGTTGGCCGTCACCGGACAGGGCGGTTTTCCAATTCCTCCCACTTCGTAAGCCGTTCCGGCGGGCCTGCATTCTTTACTCGGCAATCGGGGTTGACGGCTCGGGACACGGTCCCTTCGCCTATCTCGCCTTCGGCTCGATAGCGCTACGCGCTGGGTCTTCAAGGGCAGAGCGGAGAGCGCGCATGATTTCGTGCCGTCTTTGAGCCGAAAGCATCAATCCATTGGCCCTCAGATAGCGCAGATTTGCTGCCATCATCGAGCGCTGGGCCGCAGAAAGATTCGGCAATAGCTTGCGGGTGCAGCGCATTGTTCCCCTCGCTCAGGCCGTCAGGCCTATCGGAGCGCTTTTAGCGCGGAGATAGCCGAGGGCTCAATAGCCCGAAGGCGTCACCCCATCATAGCGATTGACGAATCACAGCGCAAAAGGCAATACCTTTTCCCAACAGGTGTTCCCAGTTCAGTATCGAGGCGTACCCATCACGCGAGGTGATCGGGAATTTACTCTCCCACCGTCAGGCGACGGTTGAGTTCAAGAGGGGAGCGAGCGCTGGCAGGCCCTTACAGTTGTCCATGGGGCGCGTCCGTCAGCAGGTCAATTCATTGGCTTCGCTCCCCTCTGCGTCTTTGCGCTGCTCAGATTTCCGACAAAAGCGGAAATCTCGCGCCTAAGGCCTTTGTGGGCAAGCCAGACAACTCGGGCGCCCAAAGGCCATGGCAAACACCAACGCACCCTTCGGACTTCGGCAGGTTGGCCTCAATGGCTCGCCTGTCGCCAACTTCGGCATGAGCACCCGTTTCGGCGGGATCGACAAGGACGACACGACGCCGATCTTCTGCGGCGATCTCGTCAAGCGCCTTGCCACCGGCTATCTCGCCCAGTGGACCAACGGCACCGCGGTCTCCCAGGCGGCCGGGGTGTTCTTTGGCTGCGAATACTATTCGATTTCCCAGCAGGCGCGCATCTTCAACCGCTTCTGGCCGGGCACGGACGCCGCAGGCGATGTGGACGCCTTCCTCATCCCCTTCCAGCAGACCCCCAATCCGACGTTCGTCATCCAGTCGGGTGCGGCGGGCATCGCCTTCGCCGATGTCGGCATGAACGTCGATATCGTGGTTGGCACCGGCAACACCACCTCGGGCTTCTCCGGCTCCTACCTCTCGACGGTGGCGGCCACGGCGACGCTGCCGCTGACCATCGTCGATCTGTGGACGACCGCGAACGGGGGTGGTGTGGGTCCGGGCGTCGAGGCTGGCGCCTACAACTGGGTGCTCGTCGCGGCCAACTCCAACCAGATCACGGGCATCTAATAACCGGCGGACAAGGAACCCTAAACCATGGCTATCAATCTCGCACAAGAGCGCGACCTGCTCCGCCCCGGTCTCTATGAGGTCGCGGGTGAATACAAGAACATCCCGACCCAGTACAAGAAGTTCTTCAAGGTGCGTCAGTCCACCATGGCCATCGAGCGCAAGGCGCAGATGGCCTACATGGGCTACGCGCAACTGAAGCAGGAAGGCGGCAACACCCAGTTCGACAACAACGCCGGTCAGCGCTGGATTTATTCGGCGGAGACCTTCGAAGTCGGTCTGGGCTATGCCATCACCCGCAAGGCCATCCGCGACAACCTCTATAAGACGGAGTTCAAGCCCACGGCTCTGGGCTTGGCCAAGGCCTTCAAGGAGTTCTGGGAGTATCAGGCCTTCAATATCTTCAACAACGGCCAGACCTACAACATCAATGTCGGTGGTGACGGTCAGCCGCTGTTCTCTACCGCCCACCCGGTCGATCAGTCCACGTGGTCGAACACCTTTACGACCATGCTCGACCTCAACGACAGTTCGCTCATCCAGGCGTGCAAGAACATCCGCACCAACTGGGTGGACGAGCGCAATCTGAAGATCATGGGCCGCCCGAAGAACGACGGTCTGATGGTGCCTGTGAACCTCATCGACGTGGCCGAGCGCATTTGCGTTACCGAGCTTCGGCCCGGCACCGCCGACAACGACATCAATGCGCTGCGCTCGATGGAGGGCGGCGTGCGCGGCTACTCGGTGGTGGATTACCTCACCTCCAACTTCGCGTGGTTCGTGCGCACCGAGAACGACGGCCTCAACTTCTGGGTCCGCGACGAGTACGAGACCGATATGTGGGTGGACGATATGTCGGACAACCTGCTCGTTAAGGGTTACGAGCGCGCCACTCCGGCCTACGACGACCCGCGCGCCGTGTTCGGCTCGTTCCCGACCGCCTAACGACAGCAGCGGGCAGTTTCAAAAGAACTGCCCGCTCCCTTCCTGACGCACAGCAGAGGAGCGCGTTCGCGCCATGGCCGTAGGCACGACCTTCAGTGGCCCCCTGATCTCGGGTCCGAAATTCAATGAAGACGCGAATGGCCCGGCCAACACCGGCCTTGCGCTTCTGACGCAAACTGCGGTGATCACGCAGAACTCCACGACCCCGGTGAGCGCGACCTTCGCGATCCCCAAAAACACCCGCATCGTCACCTTCATCGTGGACACCTCGGTGGCCTGGGACTCGGCCACGTCGGCGGTGCTCACCATCGGCACGGCGGCGGCGGGCACGCAGTACGTCACCTCGGTCGATGTCAAGACGGCGGGCCGCGGCACGATCACCTTCACGGCGGCCCAGATACTCGCCATGGTCGATACGAACACCAACACTACGGTTGTCGCCACGGTGACGCCGACCGGCGCCACGACGGCTGGCACGACCTACGTGACCATGCAGTACGTCCAGACGCTCGACTCGTAAGGGGGACGGAATGGGGCATAAGTATCCCGCGCCGGTCAAGGGCAAGATGCGTGATGTCGGGGTGAAAGCCCCGCATCAGAACGCCGGGGGCGAGAAGATCATCAAGTGCGCCGAGGGCAAGACCACGGGCACGATGCGCGGAGATGAAGACGCGATTGCTATGCACGCGCGTCTGAAGTGAGGGACCATGGCCAAAGCATCGGACAAGCACTGGATTGCCGGGGCGATTGAGCATCCCGGCGCCTTACGCAAAAGCCTCGGGGTGAAGGAGGGGGAGAAGATACCCGCCAAGAAGCTCGACAAGGCGGCCCATTCCGACAACCCGACAACCCGCAAACGGGCGCAACTCGCCAAGACCCTCAAGGGCTTCCACCACTAAAGGGGTCTGGTGCGGCGTTCTTTTTTAATCTGAAACGAGGACGGATATGGCCCAGCCTTTGGTAGTGACCGTGGGACCGCTGGCTGCCGCCGATGCCGATGGGGCGGCCCAGTCGCAGGTGGCGGCCGGAGCGCAGCATCTGGTCCTCAACGGGGACTTGGCGGCGAACACCTTCGATGCCGATGGCGTCTGTCTGTCCCAGGCGGCGGCCCTGGGTGACCTCACCCTCAACGGGGCGCGGGTCAGTTCCGTGTCGGGTGCCCCGGTCGCCTATCTGCCCTCCTTGAGCCGGGTCTACATCACCTCGACCGGGGATGACAGCGGCGTCACCTTTACGGTCTATGGGACGCTCTTTTCCCCGTCTGGCCCGGTCTCCGTCGTGGAGGTGGTCACCGGCTCCAACTCTTCCGTCGCCTCCACCACCAAGCAATACCAGACGGTGACGCGCATCGCCGCGTCCGGGGCTTCCGCGGGGACGGTGACGGTCGGCTATTACGACGGCCTCGCCACCATGGACATGCAGCGGCGCATCATCATCACCTCCTCGGGGGATGATACGGGCATCACCTTTACCCTGACGGGCACCGACGGAACCGGGGCGGTGATCACCGAGGTTCTGACCGGGGCCAATGCCGGAGCGGCGACTTCGGCGCTCTCCTACAAGACCCTCACCTCGGTGCTGACCTCGGGGGCGGCGGCAGGCACGGTGACGGTCGGCACCAACGGGATGGCGGATAGCTTCTGGGTGCGCTTCGACGACTTTGCGGGCAACTCCCAGGTGGCCATCCAATGCACGCCCGATGGCGCCACGGGCACCGTGCAGCAGACGCTGGAAGACCCCAACCGGGTCACCAACACGGTGGCGCCCAACACCTTCCAGTGGACCCCGGCGGAGATCACGTGGCTCGATCATCCCGATGCCAATCTTGTCGGGTTCTCCACCCCCGTGCAGGGCAACTACGGCTATGCGCCGCTGTTTGCCCGGGTCACCCTCACCAGCGGCTCGGGGTCGATCACGACCACCTTCCGCCAAGCCTACATGGGGTGATTCATGCCCGGCCTGATCGATGAAGAGGCGACAACCGGGCTCGCCTATACGACGGGGACGGGGCTGCAATGGACCTCGCAAATCGGCGGCGGCGGTCTTGACAACAACCCGGGGGAAGCGGGCCACGGGTTCATTTTGATGGAGAATAGCGGCTACATCCTGATGGAGGATGGCAACTCGTTTATTCTCTTGGAATAAGGGGCGCGCGGGACCATGAGCGACACGAAGATTACCGGCATGCCAGCCGCCGCGGCCCTCACCGGCACCGAGGTGGTGGCGGGCGTCCAGGGCGGTGGCAACGTCAAGATCGACCTCAATGCGGTCAAGGCCTTCGCCGTCACCTTGAACGGCAACCCGGGCGATCCGGCCGGGCCCCTCGATGGCTCCGGTAAAATCCCCACGTCCCAGTTGCCCCCGCTCGACCACGACGTGGGCGAGGCGGCGAACGAAGCCGAAATGCTGGCGCTGCCCGTCACTGCGCCTGCGATCTGCATTCGCACCGACTTCACCCCGGCGCATGTGTTCTATCTCACCGCCGACCCGGCGACGGACGTTAACAACTGGGTGGATACGGGCGAGTTCGGGGCGGGCGCCGCCAATCCGACGGCCAGCGTTGGGCTGGCGGCGATCAATGGCGTCGCCAATACCTATATGCGCTCCGATGCGGCTCCGGCTCTTAGCCAAGCCATTGTGCCGACGTGGACCGGGATTCACACCTTCAATGGCTCCACAAGCGGCTCCACTCCAAGCATCGTCCTTGGGGGAACCCAGCCGGAACTTCGTATGTTCGACCCGAGTGCGGCTGTGGGTCAGAAGTATTGGCGGGTAAGGGGGTCGGGTGGCGGCTTTTTCCTACAAACGGCGGATGATACTGGAATAAATAGCGGCTCCTACGGCATCGTATTTCTGCGCAGCGGGACAATGATCTCGCAGGTGCAGATCATGGCGCTCAACAATCCGCTTACTCTGACCGGCACTGACGCAACTCTATGGTCTGGCTATACGCCAGCCAACCCGCTGTCCATCGCCACCAAGGCCTATGTCGATGGCGCCACGTCCGTTACTCCGGCCAACCCTTCCGCCCAGGTCGGCACGGCGGCGATCAATGGCGTCGCCACGACCTACATGCGTTCGGACGCCGCCCCAGCCATCAATGAGGCGATGACCCCCACGTGGACGGGTCTGCACACGCACAACACCGCCGTCCACATCAACAACCCGGGCGGCGATGCGTTCATTGTCATGAACTCGACCGTCACGGGTCCGACGGCGACCATCAGCACCGCCTCCTCGGGCGGCAGCGCCCTCTCGACCCTGCTGCTGAAATCCACCTCGGTTTCAGGGGGCGCGTCGCTTGGGTTCACCAACACCTCGCTCGGCACCGACCTCAAGACCTGGGACATCTATCAGAGCGACACGACGTTCAACTTCCGCACCAGCAACGACGCCAATAGCTCGAATGCGACTTGGCTGACGGCGACGCGCGCGGCGGCGGCGATTGCGGGTATTGCCTCCAACAGTGGTACAGGAGCCTGGACCCACACGGGCACGCTTGCCGTGACCGGCAACGTCAACGTCCAGGGCAACATTAGCTCGACGGCCAACCTCAATCCAGCGGGACCGACCAACTCGGGCGCGCAGCTTGTTGCCGCTCCGAGCCTCGCGACGATTGGGTTCTGGGACTCAACGCGCACGGTCAACAACCGCTATGCGGAATGGATTTGGTTTGAAGGCGCCCTTCAGGCGCGATTCAAGAACGACGCGGGTAGCTCGGCCGTCGTGCCGCTCTCGTTTACGGGTGGGCAAGCGGGCGGCATCACCGCCATCGCTTCGAACAGTGGCTCGGGCGCCTGGACGCACACGGGCACGTTTCACGCGACGGGCGCGGTATCGTTCACCGCCTCCTCGACGATCACCGCTCCGACCCTTCAGGTGGCCAGCGGCGGCCCGCAAATCGAACTGCGCTGCACCTCGGCCGCGGTAAATGGGCAGCGGTGGAATTACGTCGCGGACGCGACCTCGCTCAAGCTGAGCATCCTCAATGACGCAGGCACCGTCGGCAGCGGGGTGTGGCAGGTTAACCGCAGCGGCACCACGGTCACCGAACATTTCTTCTCGGCGGGCGGCAGCACAAGGCTGACAATTACCGACACCGACCTCGCGGCGGCGGTGGGCTATGCCCCGGCGAACGCCCTGTCGCTGGCGACCAAGGACTACGTGGACACGCACCCTGGCGTCGGCAACGGGGTGCCCCTCACCACCGACGCCAGCCGCATCTACGGCACCACGGGGAGCGGGGATCAGACCACCTTCCCGATCAGTGGCGCCAGCGGCATCGCGGGGCTCACGGCCAGCGGCGTGCTCCCCGTCGCACTCATCAATCAGTCGGCCAGCGCTACCTATAGTTGGGAAGCCAGCCACTTGTTCCTCAACCCGCCCGCGGCGGCCTATGACTCGGCCAGCGAAAGCTTTAACGACCAGATTCTGGTGGACCGGGATTACGTCAAGACCTATGTGGCGGCCAATGGCGGCAGTGGGGGAAGCAGCGGCACCTATGCGCCGACGCTCGCCGCCGGGGGCGACACCATCACCAACAAGGGGTTCTGGTACACCCGGGTCGGTGATGTGGTGCAGGTCAGCGGCTCGGTAGACCTGACGCCCGGCTCTGCGGGCAATGTGCCATTCACGATCACCCTGCCGATTGCCAGCGAGCTTGCAGAGCAGTTCGACCTCGTGGGGTCGGTGGTCAGCTATAGCGGCGTCTCCGGTGATCCCGACGCCTATGGCACGGTGTTTGCCGATGCAGCCAACAATCGCGCCAACGCCAACCTGCAAGTGCCCAACACCGATCAGCGGTTTGTGACCGTTCAATTCAGTTACGTGGTGGTCTAATGGCAAGCTCCGGCACCTACGCCTATAACCCCGCCGCCTCCAATCTGGTGCTGTCGGCTTATGGACGCATTGGGATCAGGCGCACCGAAATCACCGCCCAGCACATGGCGGACGCGGAGACCGAATCCAATCTGGTGCAGGTGAAGCTGAGTAACCAGCAACCCAACCTGTGGACCGATGAACTCTATACCGTCACCCTGGTGGAAGGCACCGCCACCTATACGCTTCCGGCTCGGTTGATCGCTATCCAAGCGGCCTATATCACCACCTCCAATGGGGGCGTTTCCAGCGACCGGATCATGTGGCCGCTGTCTACCTTCGAATACGCCGCGCTCCCCAGCAAAACCACAGAGGGGGTGCCGACCTCCTATTGGCTGAACATGCAGATCACCCCGCAGATCAGCTTCTGGCCGGTGCCCGATGCCAATGCCACCTATACCTTGAACCTGCGCATGGTGCGGCAGATTCAGGACGTGAGCCTGCCGGGCGGCGCCAACCTCGACATGCCCTATCGCTGGCTGGACGTGTTCGTGGCGGAATTGGCCTATCGTCTGTCGCGCATCTACGCCGCCGACAAGGAAGCGGCTCGCAAGCAGGACGCCCAGGAGGCCTGGGACAACGCCAGCCGCGAAGACCAGGAAAAGGTGCCCAACTACATACAACCCGACCTCTCCGGCTACTATCGGTGACGCATGAGCTATAGATGGAAGCCGAAATACGCCGAGGTCGATCCCGACAACCCGCAGATGTGGGGGACCTGTGATCGGTGCGGCCGTGTCCACAACACGGTGAACCTGACGTGGCAATACGACTACCGGGGCACGCAGTTGGAAAACCTGCGTATCTTGGTGTGCACGACCTGCTACGACAAGCCCCAACCGCAGTTGGCTCCCTATATCCTGCCGCCCGATCCTCCGCCGATCTTCAACGCGCGGCCGGAGACCTATGAAATAAACGAAACCAATTACTTCGTCACCGAGGACGGGAGCATTCTCACCGCCGAGCCCGATACGCCGCTCATTCCCTCCAATCCCAACCCCGAGGACAGCGCCAACGTGTCCTTATTGGCCGCCTCCTTGTCGTATCCGGGTGGCTCGGTCGCCTCCATCTTTCTCGACCTCTTCGATGGCGATCCGTTGAATGGCGGGGTGTCGGTGCTGTCGATTATCACCGGCTCGGCGGTGAGGCCCGATATCGGCCCGCAATTGGGAACCGCCAATGGCGTGGCGGTCAACCCGGATGTTTTGACTGTGGCAAGTTCTTCTGCCGGGCAAACGAATCTCAACTATATAGGGCTCTATTCGCAGGCAACGGCCGGGTTCTCGGTGTTGAGTGGGTTGTTGTCTTCGGGGCCCTTATCTGCAACCTCACCCCCTTCCATCGTCTTTGGGGCCGAGGTGCGGTTTGATTCTGTGGCGTTGTCGGTCGATTTGACCTGAGTTTTGGTTCAGTCGGGGCTCCCGGTTGTGGTTGGAGCGGGCCCTAAGTCTCCGCTCCCTTGTTGTGGAAACGAGGAGTTCTTGTGGCGTCCTTTGCATTGAGGCTCCAGGGGCGCCATGAGCAAGACCAACATCCTCAATCTGCCGGTGGCCATCGCCCTCGACGGGACGGAGTACGTCCCCTTGATGCAGGCGGGGACGGCCAAGCGGGCAACGACGGCGCTGATCGCCAATCAGGCCTCCGGCTTCATTCCCGACAGCGCGGCGATCACCGCCGGTAGCGGCTTGGGTGGCGGCGGGTTGGTCATTTCCAACCCCTCCCTGTTTCTCAACATCGACAATCTGCCCACCAATTCCGCCATGGTGGTGGCGGACAGCTTTGCCATCAATCTGGCCTCCGGGACCGTCTCGCAAAAGGTCACCTTCCCCAACGCCATGAAGGCGTTGACGGGGCTTCCCGTCCTATCCATTCCCTCGTTGACCGATGATTTTCTGATCATCAACCGGGCGGCGGACGGCAGCACCTATAAGATTTCTCCCTCCTCGCTCGCCCTGGCGGCGGGCAACGTCCCGGCCGGGGGCCTTACCGGCCAGTTTCTCGCCAAGCTGTCCAACGCCGATTACGACACCGCCTGGGAAAGCCCGAGCATTCTCCTCGATCCGTTTACCGTCGCCGCCAATCCCACCGGGGTCACCGATCTGGGCGTATCGGTGGGTCTGGGGGCGACGCTCGCCTTTGCCGCGGGGCCGATCATTCAGACCGGCGCGGGCACCGGGGATGTCACCTGGGCGGCGAATGCGTTTCTCACCACCATTGCCAATAACGCCGTCACCAACGCCAAATTCCGCCAGTCGGCGGCCCTCTCCGTGGTCGGCAATGCGACGAATGCCACCGCCAACGTGGCCGATATCGCCGCAGGCACCGATCATAACATTCTGCGCCGCTCTGGGACAGCCATCGGCTTTGGGTCTATCGACCTGTCGCAGACGGGCGCGGTCGGGGCCTCGATCCTGGGGGTGTCCAACGGAGGGACGGGAGCGGCGACGCTGACCGGGCTGGTGCAGGGCCACGGCACCGCGGCCTTCACCGCCATTACCGATTCCAGCACCGTCGGGCAGGTGTTGCAGGTCACCGGCCCCAGCACCTACGCCTGGGCCGCGCTGAGCGGCGGCGACGTGACCGGCGCGGCTCTGACGCGCGTGGACGATACCAATGTTACGATCACCTTGGGCGGCACCCCGGCGACGGCACTGCTGCGGGCGACTTCGCTGACGGTGGGGTGGACGGGGCTGTTGGCTGTCGCGCGCGGGGGAACGGGGGCCGCCTCGCAAACCGCCTATGCGGTGCTGTGCGGGGGCACGACCTCCACCGGACCCTATCAGTCCATCGCCTCGGTCGGCACCACCAATCAAATCCTCGCCTCCAACGGTCCCGGGGCGCTGCCCTCGTTCAAGGATGCCACGTCGGCTCTAGGTGCCGCCCTCACCCGGGTGGACGACACCAACGTCACGCTGACCTTGGGCGGGGCGCCGACCACCGCGCTGCTGTCGGCCACCTCGCTCACCCTGGGGTGGACGGGACAGTTGAGCCTCGCCCGGGGCGGCACCAACGCCAGCCTGACCGCTTCCAACGGCGGCATCTTCTACTCGACGGCGACGGCGGGGGCCATTCTCGCGGGCACGGCCACGGCCAATCAAATCGTCCTCTCCGGGGCCAACGCCGCCCCCTCCTGGTCCACCGCCACCTATCCGGCGACGACGACCATCAACCAGTTGCTCTACTCGTCGGCGGCCAACGTCATTTCCGGACTGGCGACGGTCAATGGCGGCCTCCTCAACGCCGGGGCGACGGGCATCCCGGCCTTGACCGTCACCCCAATTCTGGGTGTTGCCGGGGCTTCGACGGGCACCCTAAGCTTCTCCGGGGCGACCTCGGGGGTGGTCACCATCCAGCCGCAGGCGGCGGCGGGTACTTGGAACTTCAATCTGCCCACCACGGCGGGCTCCCCGGGGCAGGTGCTGACCTCGGGTGGTGGCGCGGGCACGGCGATGACCTGGGAGACGGTGGCCGGTACGGGCACGGTGACCTCGGTGGACGTGTCGGGCGGCACCACGGGCCTCACCACAACCGGCGGCCCTGTCACCACGTCGGGTACGATTACTCTCCAAGGCACGCTGGTGGTCGCCAACGGCGGCACCGGGCTTACCTCGCTCACCTCCAACGTCATCTACAAGGGCGCGGGCACGTCGCCTCTTGCCACCTCCTCGATCACCGACGACGGCACGCGCGTCACAGTGACCGGCGAGCCGGTGGTGGCCCCCGTTTTTGCCCCGGGCTATACGACGACGGCGACGGCGGCGGGCACGACCACTTTAACCGTCACCTCGACGCGCTTCCAGTTCTTCACCGGCTCGACCACGCAGAACTGCGATCTGCCGGTCACCTCGACGCTGACCACCGGGCATCTCTACACCGTCGTCAACAATTCGACGGGCGTGGTGACGGTGCGCTCCTCCGGCGCCAACACCGTTCTGGTGATGGGGCCGAGTTCGACGGCGACGTTTATCTGCATCCTCACCTCGGGCACCACCGCTGCCTCTTGGCAGGTCAATACCACCTACGCCAACATTCCGCAGAATTCGCAGTCGGCGGCTTACACCACAACGCTGTCGGATGCGGGCAAGCACATTCTGCATCCCACGGCCGACAACAACCCGCGCACCTTCACCATCGACAGCAACGCCAACGTGCCCTACCCCATTGGCACTTCGATCACCTTCGTCAATCAGATCAACACGCTGACGATTGCCATTACCTCAGACACGCTGACGCAGGCGGGGACAGGTTCTACCGGCTCGCGCACCTTGTCGGCGGCGGGTATCGCCACAGCGCTGAAACTTACGTCCACAAGCTGGATCATTTCGGGCGTGGGGCTCACCTAATGGCGGGCGTCTCTCACCAAGCGCTGTTGATCAGCTACAACGCGGGGATCGTCGCCACGGGCGGCACGGTCACCACGACGGGTGGCAGCAACATTCACACGTTCCTGTCGTCGGGGACGTTTACGGTTACTTCTGGGTCCGGTAACGCTAATTATCTGGTTCTGGCGGGCGGCGGGGGTTCCGGCTCTGGCGCTGGCAAGGGCGGCGGCGGTGGTGGCGCCGGAGGGTTTCGTACCGGCAGCGCCGCGGTCTCGGCATCGGTCGGCGCCTATGCGATCACGGTGGGGGGTGGCGGGACCGGAAACACAGGCGCCGACGGGTCCAACGGGTCCAATTCAGTCTTCGGCGCGCTGGTTACTAGCACGGGCGGCGGCGGCGGGGCTCAAGTCAACGCGGGCATCGCGGGCGGCTCGGCGGGTGGCTCGGGCTCGAAATCTACCACGCAAACCGCCGCCTCCCCGGCCGGGCAAGGCAACGCGGGTGGCGGTGGGCGCACCGACAATGCCACCTATGATCAGGGCGGCGGCGGCGGCGGATCGGCCACCGCTGGTGCCAACGCGACGACGGGCACGGGCGGGGCCGCCGGTAACGGTGGCAACGGCACCTCAAGCTCAATCAGCGGCGCGGCGGTCACCTACGCGACGGGCGGCGGCGGCGACAGTTTGACGGGAACGCGGGGGACGGGCGGATCGGGGGGTATCAATCAATCGGCCAACGTCGGCGTTGCCAACACCGGCAGCGGCGGCAATGCCAACAACGGTGTTGGGTTCAATGGCGGTTCCGGCATCGTCATCGTCAGCTATCCGGTGCTTACCTACACCGCCGATTACCTTGTGGTCGCGGGCGGTGGTGGCGGCGGTGGTGAATCGGCGGGCGGCGGCGGCGGTGCGGGCGGCATGCAGGCAGGCTCCGGTATGCAATTCTCGCCGGGAACCGCCTACACGGTCACCGTTGGTGCCGGGGGCGCCACCAGCACTGGGATAGGCAATGACGGCAGCCCCTCGACCTTGAACACCATCACCTCCACGGGGGGCGGCGGTGGAGGTCTCGGCCAGGGGCCAACAACGACGGCGGGTAGAAACGGCGGTTCTGGCGGCGGCGGCGGCGGTGAAGATGGCGCCAACAGCCGCGCGGGCGGCACGGGTGTGGTCGGGCAGGGCAACAACGGCGGCGCCAACCTCGTCGGTGGCGCGAGTGGCTCCGGCGGTGGTGGTGGTGCGGGGGCTGTCGGCGGGTCGGCCAGCGGCGGCGCGTCAGGCAACGGCGGCGCCGGTACGGCTTCGTCGATTTCTGGATCGAGCATCACCTACGCAGGCGGCGGTGGCGGCGGCGCGTCGTTTTCCGGCGCGACGCGCGGCACAGGTGGCGCAGGCGGCGGCGCCGCCGGTGGCACCTCCGGCAACAACGGCGCCAACGGCACGGTCAACACGGGTGGTGGAGGCGGCGGTTCCGGCGCGGTTGCTGCATCGTCGGGCGCAGGTGGCAGCGGCGGTTCCGGTATCGTCATCATTTCCTATCCGGGGGCGCAGCGAGGCTCGGGCGGCACCGTCACTTCTTCGGGCGGCAACACCATCCACACCTTCACCTCATCAGGAACCTACACGGCATAACGAGACGAGACGAGACGAGACATGGCGCATTTCGCACAACTGGATGACAACAACGTGGTCTTGCAGGTGATCGTGGCCGAGCAGGAGTTCATCGATTCCGGCGCTGTGGGTAACCCGGCCCGCTGGGTGCAGACCTCCTACAACGCCAGAATTCGCAAGAATTACGCCGGTATTGGGTTCACCTATGATCCTGGACGCGATGCGTTCATTCCGCCACGGCCGAGCGAAGCGCATACGCTTGATGAAAGCACCTGCCGGTGGGTCGCCCCGCCTGGGAACGAGGGGTAAGCGATGAGCTACACTTACACCACCTATGTCGCCACCTTGGCCAATCTTCTGGCCGAGGACGAGGCTGACGCCAATTTCGTGCAAATCCTCCCCACCATCATCGATGCGGCGGAGCAGCGGATTTACCGCGAATTGGACATGCTGGTCGAAGACGTGCGCGATAGCTCCGCCTCGACCACGGCAGGCTCGCGCAACTTCACCCTGCCGACCGTCCTGGGCACTTTCCAGATCGTCAAGGAAATCAACGTCATCACCCCGCAGGGCACCGCTCCGGAGGCGGGCACCCGCAACCCCGTGACCCCGGTGTCCCTGTCCGTGCTCGATTGGGCGTGGCCGTCGGTCACCGGAACCGGGGTTCCTGAACAATTCGCCTATTTCAGCCAGGGTGCGGGGCAGACCAACATCGTCTTCGGCCCCTGGCCGGATGCCGCCTACCGGGTAGAGGTGATCGGCAAGATCATTCCTACGGCATTATCGGCGGTCAATACCACAACGTTCTTGTCCCTCTATTTGCCCGATTTGCTTATGGCGGCAAGCATGGCCTATGCGGTGGGGGCGTTCCAGAAGAATTTCGGGCCGAGCGGGGATGCCGCCGAACAAGCCGGAGGATGGGAAAAGGATTATCTCCAGCGGCGGGAATCGGCCGGGACCTGGGAAGCCAGAAAGCGCTTTGCCGGAGCCTCGTGGACGGCGCTGCAACCGGAACCCACCGCGGTCCCGCAACGGGGGTGAGAGGAGTAAAGCATGGACGGCGGCGAAACACCGAAACTGTGGGCACGCCAAGGCGAATCTGTCACCTGTATCAAGGGGCACGCCATTTGCGATATGGCCCGCGATGTGTATGTCGGCGATGGCCGGGCGGCCGAGGACTTTACCAATTGGCGCCAGCCCGAGCCCGATAAATCGCAGTCGGTTGCCGAGTTACGCTGCGCGCAGTGCCGGGGTGTGTGGATCAGGGGTAATCCCCGCGACGGGTATCAGTTCCATTTTGGGTCCGATCCAAAAGAAGGTTGGCGGTAGCCGCCTCGAAATGCGGGGGAGAGAGTTCGGCGGGGCTTCTATGGCCAGTTCTACAGCCCAGCCGCGGCTCAGGCGACCCTGCACCGTAGAATAACAGGCCGGGGAGTTGGCTAATCGCATAGCCGCCAGAAGGCTCATCGTTTGTCCGCGGTAGCACACGCGACGGTTGCTGCTCTTGTTCAAGCTCTGCTCGCGTGAGGTTGCCCAGCGGCAGTTCTTCGGCGTGTAGTTTCCGTCGTTGTTGATCCGTTCGATAGAGTGGTCACGCGAGGGCCGGGGGCCCATGTCGGCATAGAATTTTGTAAAGTCGTACCAGCGTTTGCAGACTTTAATGCCGCGTCCTCCGTATCGAGGGTAGCGACGTGTTTTCGGATTATCGCAGCGCTGGATCATGCTGGCCCAGCAATGGTATTCCGGGCCGTGGCTTTTTCTGTGCGTGGTGATGCGAGCAATAAGCTGTTCCGTGGTGAGGCACCCACAAGACTTTGCCTCTCCATTCCTTAGCGTGAACCCAGAAGATGTGGTCGTGTTCCCGCAGTCGCAAACGCAATTCCATTTAGCGTTACCGTTAGGATCACTTCCCGCTCGCGACAAAACAACGAGTCGGGTAAATCTCTGTCCGGTGATGTCCTTAAAGGACGCAGGTATCTTTCCTCTTCCAGTCATGTGGTCCCCTCGCGAGAATAAAGGGAGAACATAACCTTGCCTCAGACAAGTAACAAGGGCCTGGAAGTGCAATTGACGGGCTCGAACAGTGGAACATGGGGAGATGTCCTCAACGACCAGATGATTGCTTACGTGGACCTGATGCTCGGCGGCCTTCTCACGCTGTCGCTGTCCGCTTCCAACGTGGTCCTGACCACGGCGCAAGCCCGCAACGCCATCGTCCGCTGCACCGGGGTGCTTCTCGCCAGCGTGCAAATTACCTCTCCGTGCATTGGGTTCTATTTTGTCGAGAACCTGACGACGGGGAGCCATTCTGTGACGGTGACCAACGGCGTTTCCGGGGTGGTCGTCCCCCAGGGGACGCGGGCGGCGCTGGTGGCCGATGGGACCAACGGCGTGCGCTTGGGGTCTCAATCCTTGGGTTACGTGGCCGGGACGACCAAGCAGCCGTTCGTCAACTCTACGGTGCCCACGGGCTGGCAGGCGGACACCAGCGTCAACAACGGCACGCTGCGGCTGGTCTCCTCAGGTGGCGGGGGAACGGGCGGCACGGCGGACTTCACCACGGTGTTTGCGGCGCGCACCATCGCCGCCCTCAACCTGCCCAACCTGACGCTCAGCGTCACCGATCCGGGCCACGCGCATCCCTTCACGGCGGGCGTGACGACGGGCAACGTGCAGGGTGGCGGCGGCGAGAACGTCTCCGACCCGCCTGCGGGAAGCACCACGGGCAGCGCTACCACCGGCATTTCCGTCGCCATCAACGATGCGGCGCGCGGCGGCGCGCAAACGCCCATGGACTTCGCCGTCAAGTACCGCGACGCGCTCATTGGCACCTTGAACGGGTAAGGGGGCAGAGGATGGACCTTCCCGACGAAAAGATCATGTGCCACCGCACCGGCTTTGAGAAGTCGTGCTTCGACATGGTGACGCGCTGCAAGTGCCAACTGTGGGTGAAGGTCTCCGGCCAGCACCCACAGTCGGAAAAGCCCATCGATCACTACGCTTGCGCCGACAGTTGGATGCCGCTGCTCACCTTAGAAGTGGCCAATATGGTGCGCCAGAACACCGCTTCCACCGACAAGGTGGCGACCGAGGTCAAGGGGCACCGCGATGACACGGTGACGGTGGGCGCCATCCTTACGCAGCGCACCCGCGATGCAGTGGTCCAGGCTTTGGAAGACTCCGGGGTCATGGGCCAGCTTCCCTCTCCTCCTCCGTTGGCATTGCCGAGGAACTGACGTATGCCGATGGCGATGCTCAAACTAAAGCCCGGCGTGGACGTAGAACTGTCACCCTCACTGTCCGAGGCGGCGATCCACGATTCCAATCTGGTGCGCTTTCGCGCCGGGCTGGCGGAAAAGCTGGGCGGCTGGGACCGCTTTTATCAGTTCGCCTTGTCCGGAGTTCCCAAGGCGCTGCACGCATGGCTCGACCTCAACGAGGTGGCGTATCTGGCGGCGGGGACCACCCAGGCCCTCAACGTGCTCAGCAACGGGGCCCTGCGGGATATCACCCCGCAGACCTTGACCTCCGACTTTGCCCCCGACTTCGATACCACCAATGGCTCCCCGAATGTGATCGTCAATGATCCCAATGTGACGGCGATCACCATCTACAATTCCGTCGAGTTCATGACCCCGGTGTCGGTGGGGGGCATTGTCCTTTCCGGCGTCTACCCGGTGGATTTGTTCTTGGGAACCGGGCAATACCGGATCGTCGCGGCGACGGATGCGACGGCCACCGTTGTCGCGGGTGGCGTGGTGCCGGAGTTTTCCACCATCTCCGGCACGACCGAGGTGCGGGTGGACTTTCCCGCCCACGGTTTGGAAGTCGGGGAAAGTGCCAATTTCCCGCTTGCGACCACGCTCGGGGGTGTCACGATTTTCGGCACCTACGATGTCATCGCCGTTTCTTCGCCCGATGCCTATACCATTGCCGCGACGGAGCTTGCCACATCTACCACCTCGGCTTTCATGAACGGCGGGGATGTGCAAATCGTCTATGCCATCGCCTTGGGGCCGGTGGCGGCGGGGTCCGGGTACGGCATTGGGCCCTACGGGTCGGGCGGGTACGGCACCGGCACCTCCACGGGGGTGCAGACCGGCGCTCCGATCACCGCCACCGACTGGACCCTCGACAACTGGGGCGAAATCCTCCTCGCCTGCCCGGAAGGAAGAGGCGTCTATCAGTGGCGTCCCAACTCCGGCATTCAAAACGCCCAGCAAATCGCCACGGCGCCCGCCCATAACACCGGGGCGTTCGTCTCCATGCAAACGCAGATGCTGATTTGCTATGGGGCCTCCTCGAAGATTGGCATCGGCGTCGATCAGGACCCGCTGCTCGTCGCGTGGTCGAATGTGGGTGACTTCACCGATTTTACGCTGGGCGTTGCCAGCCAAGCAGGCTCGCGGCGCCTGTCCACCGGCTCGCGCATCGTCTCAGGGATGAGCGTCCAGCAGCAAGAACTGCTGTGGACCGACCTTGGTCTATGGTCGATGTCGTATCTCGGCTCGTTGCAGGCGGGCGTCTGGGGCTTCAATCAGATCGGCTGGGGCTGTGGGCTCATCGGCAAGCATGCTGCGGCACGTCTGGGCGCCAACGTGTTCTGGATGTCGGCTTCGAATTTCTATGCCCTGCTCGGCTCGGGCGCCCCCCAGATGATCCCCTGCACCCTGTGGGACGCGGTGTTCCAGGATTTGAATACAACCCATCAGCACAAGTGCTGGGCGTGGGCCAACACCCCGTTCAACGAGGTGTGGTTCCACTATCCGCGCGCCTCGACGGGCGCCACCGAGTGCGATGCTTCGGTGGTCTACAACATTGCCGAGGGGGTCTGGTATCCCAACACCGATCCCTCGATCAACCGCTCGGCGGGCATCGATCAGTCGATTGTCGGCATGCCGATTGCTGCGACTCCCACGGGGATCATCTACGAGCACGAGGTGTCGAACGATGCCGACGGCCAGCCGATGAACTCCTGGTACAAGACCGGCCTGTTCCAACTCGCCGAAGGCCAGGACATGATGTTCATCGATTGGTGGCAGCCCGACATGCTGTGGCAAAAGTACGGCTCCAGTGACCCGTCGGCACAGATCAACATCACCATCAGCGCCTATCGGTACGCCAATTCTACACCCAGGGTTTCTCCGACCTATACGGTGACCAGCGCCAGCCCGTATTTCAATCCGCGCCTGCGCGGCAGCCTGTGGGAATACACCTTAGGCTCGAACGATATCGGCTCGTGGTGGCGCACGGGCGGCAACCGCGCGCGGATCAATCGAGACGGGCGCCAGACGGGACGCTAAGGAAAGGACTGCGCATGGCCAAGCCTAAAGCCCCCGAGACGCAGCGGCCCAAGCATGGGCGCTTGGTACGTCTGACGCACTGGGTAAAACGCACCTGCCCGGACGGCCACGGCTGTCCGCCGAAGCTGTTGGACATCCTCTCCGGCTCGGGAGGCGGGTGCTGATATGCCGCCACTCCAGCCGCAGACCTCCACCGCGACCGTGGTGGATACCCAACGCGGGCAGTTGAACCAGATCGTTGGCAAACTGGCCGACAGCCTGGGAACGCAAAACACCGACACGAGCGCCGCCCTCGAAGCCATCCGCGACGCCATCCTCGCCAAACCGAGCGCGTAAGGAGCTTTCCGTGGCCGAAGTCGAGGTTATAGCTCCACCGGCAACGGCGCCCTCGACCTCCGAGGCGACCAACGCCCGCATGCTCAACGACGTGATGGGCAAGGTGCTCACCACGCTGGGTACGAGCAGTGCCGCGGTCTCCGGGCTCTTGGGGGAGATCGCTTCGGCGATCACCTCGTCGATCATCGGCGGCACCACGGGAACGACGGCCGACCGCGTCCTGGTGGCCAAGGGCACGAGCGGCTTTGCCCTGCAAGCCACCCCGGTCACCATAGACCCCGTGACCGGCGCGCTGTCGGCGCCGTCCATTCTCTCGCCCCTTGCCTCCGAAACCGTGGTGGGCGTGATCGAGCATGCGACCGACGCCGAGGTGCGAGCAGCAACGGTCGGGAACCTCGCGGTCACCGCCGCCAAGATCGAATCGGCCTCGGCCGCCGTCGCTCTGACCGATGCCGCCACGGTCGCGGTCAACTGGGATGCGGGGATCAACTTTACCCTGACCATCACCGCCAACCGGGTGATCGGCAACCCCACCAACGGCCAGCCCGGAACATGGCGGACCATTCTGGTGCAGGGCAATGACGCCACGGATCGCACCATCACCTTTGCCAACCAATACCTTGGGGATGTGCCGACGATTACCAACTGCGATTCAACGCGCTGGTTTTTGCTGATGGTGTACTGCGTTTCGACGACGCATTTTGTCGTGTCCTCCAAGCGGGCTTTGGGGACGGCATAAGGGGGGACCTCATGAGCTTTCTCCCCGGCATGTTCCCCGGCGGGGCCTCGGCCACCCGCGACGGCATCGTGCACGTCATCTTTTTGACCTCCGGGACCTCGTGGCCCGTTCCCCTTAATTGGAACACCCCCAACTCCATCGAGTGCATTGGTGGGGGTGGGAACGGTGGCGACAGGGGCGGCTCTCCGTTGCGTTCCGGAGGGGGAGGAGGAGGTGGCGGTTACGCGAGAATCAACGACGTTATCTTAACCCCTGGGGCCAACGTTTCTTATGCCGTGGGCGGCGTTGCGGGAACGACGACATTTGGCGGCGTCTGCACGGCAACGGGCGGAGCGACGGGCTCCATCCTCAGTGGCGGGGGCGCCGGTTCCGGGACGCTCGGTGATCTGCTGCGCAGCGGTGGAGCGGGCGGCAGCGCGCAAAATGCGAACAATGGTGGTGCGGGTGGTGGCGGGGGTGCAGCCGGGCCGAATGGAAATGGATCGGGCGGCGCATCTGCCGGGTCTACGGTAGGCGCCGCAGGTGGCGCCACGGATGGGGGTGCGGTTGCGGGTGGTTCTGGACCCGGAGGAAGTGGCGCCCAGCATACGATTTGGACGAGCGATCTGGGGGCAACGGCGGGCCCCGGTTCGGGCGGCGGTGGCGCCAGCGGTGGCTTTGGCAACAACGGCGGTCCTGGCGCCCTTTACGGCGGCGGCGGCGGCGGGGCAGGCGCGAGCGGCGCCAGCAGCGTCGGCGCCGGGCGGCCGGGGATTATTGTCATCACCTATACAAGTTAAGGTTTTTATCAGTCCTAGCTCCCGGTTCTTGTTGCTTCTGTTTCTAAGTCTCCCCTCCATTATCGTGGAGACGGGGCGATTCACTTCATGAGCCGAGCCTTGCGTAAGGCATTTGCAACGGTGTTGTGCCCAAACCCCATGCGGCGCCCTATCTCCCTAAGAGAGCACCCATCGTCCAAAAGTGTTTTCGCGGTGCGTGTGTCAACGCTGCTAGGACGGCGCGGTGCTCTGGCGACTGGTTCATTTCTGTACTCTCGCAGGGCCCTCCAAGCCTGCCGGTACGAGATTTCAAGCGCTTGCGCAATTTCTGGGACGCTCTTTCCTGCTCTCGCCAGCCTGAGAGCAGATGGCGTCCAAGATGCTTGAGGGTGCCGCGCGCTGTGCTCCTTGCTGCTAAGTATCTCCAAGTTTGACGGGTCGTTGTTCCATCCGTCTCCGTCAATGTGGTGCACCTCCTCGTTTCTTCGTAAGGGGCGCCCGATCATTTGAGCGGCGATATAGCGGTGCTCGTAAAGTCTTTGCCCGTTGATCACCACTTCCTTGTACGGAGCCTTGGCGTGGCGTCGTCTGTGGGCCGTGCGGCAAGAGCGATTGCAAAACATAGGGCCATCGACAATCAGCCTCGCCGCCCTCTGGGAGGTTGCGCCGCACTCTGTACATATGATAGAAACTTTTGACATCGGGCACCGCGTGTCAACGTTGCGTTCACCTATTGTTCCACCTCTGAACGGGAACGTCAATGGGCACCAAGGACGCCATTGCTCGTGCGCTACGCATAGCAAGCTCGCGCACCAACAAGAGTCCAACCGAAGCGCAGAAAAAGAGCGGCCGGTATCAAAAAGGCGTCTTCGACTGGCGCGGCGATCTTAAAATTTCAATTGAGAACCCAAAGGGTTCGACGCGCTCCGGTAAGGATGCAACCGGCAAGCCTTGGGCATGCATTATGCCTAGCGCATACGGCGAGGTCCGCCGTACAACTGGGGCCGACGGCGACGCTGTCGATGCCTATATCGGGTCCGCCCATCAATCCCCCACGGTGTGGGTGGTGGATCAGATCGACGCCGAAACCGGCAAGTTCGACGAGCATAAATGCTTCCTCGATTTCAAGGACAAGGACGACGTTGTTTCGACCTATACTAAGGCATTCTCGGACGGCAAAGGCAAGGACCGTATCGGGTCGATTACCGAAATGCCGGTGGATGCGTTTGTGGCTTGGGTGAAGCACGGACGCACCAAACAGGCACTGGGCGACCTGCGGCAAAAGTTCGCCTCGGGCGGCGCGGTCACCGACATCCTGAAGGGGGTCTACGGAGAGGGGTTCCAGCCGGAAGAGGGGCTGGATCAGCCCTATCACGATACCTCGGAACTGGCCGAGCGCATGCAGCGCTATGCGGCCGTTCCCGAGTGGATGAAGACGGTGGCCGAGTACGATCCGACCTTGGGACATTTCCTGCAAGCCTCGCCCTGGGGCGGCTATCCAGAGGCTCTGGAACGGAAAGACTTGGCCATCGGGCCCTTAGGAACGCTCCCCTGGCTGGCCTGGGGGGCGGGCAAGGCCTTGCTAGGGAAACCGGCGTTCGACACGGCCAAGAATGCGGCGCGGGAGCAACTGTGGGAGCAAATCTTAAGCCGCGGCGCACCAGCCATGGCGAGAGCCCAAGGTGGTCGGGCGGGTGAGGCTGACCAAGAGACCGAGGCTCAAACGGCCGAGGGGGGTCGCGCCTTTGAGCTTGAGTATCGTCCCGAGCGGCCCGCCATGGAACTGGCGCAGCGCTATTATAGCGGGGACTTAGCTCCCGAGCCACTGGAATCCGACTTCGAAAAGACGCTTAACGCTTACGAACCCTTGAGAAACTTCCAGCCCATGGGGCAGGCGGAGCTACGCGGGACGGGTCCGGGGGAAAGCCGCGACCCCAACTCTAGCAGGCCCAAAGACTACATGGCCCCGGTGGCGGAGTTGATCTCCCCGACCCTGGGCGGCTACGGTATGGGACAGATGGCGGGGGAGGTGGGCATGAACCTCTCCGAAGGCGAATATGGCGATGCCGCTCTCGGAGCGGCAGTCTTGGGTGTGGGGGCGTTGGTGCCAGGACCGGACGGTAAGCCGATGCGTGTTCCCCGTGAAATCGATTCCCGCGGGTTCTATTCCCCGTCCCTAGAGGCGGCGAAGACGATCCCGCAAGACGTGGGCACCGTACAGCAGATGACGGCCATGCTCCTCAAAGCAGGGGCAAAGCCGAAGGAATTGGAGGCGGTCGGCTACCACAAGGCCTTCCCCGATCCCAACGCCAAAGTCTCAAGAGCAGAGATCGAACAGTACCTGAGAGATAATCGGGTACAGTTGGAGCAAACTAGCGGCGGTGAGCCTAAGTGGCTTGTGCGAGACGGCGACGACAACGTCGCCAAGGAATTTACTTCGGAGGACGCGGCTGAGCAATTTCGCAGCCGCCAAGCCGACCCCGACGATTTCTACATTGAGCGCCCCCAAGGCGACAACCGCTATGAATCCTACTCCACCCCCGGCGGTATCCCAGGATCGTATAGAGAGGTGGTGACGACGCTGCCCGAAATGAAGTCGGACGCGTGGCACGCATGGCAAGCCAAGATCAATGAGCTAAAGGCGAAGTATGGCGACGGGTTTTTCAACTCGGGGAAGATGAGCCCCGCCGAAAAGGCGTCACTGATGGACCTTCATCGCGCGGCTGGCAGCGGTTCTGGGGCCGTCTATACCTCGTCGCACTGGGATATTCCCAATCCACTGTTACATTATCGGGTGAAGGATTTCTACAAGAACACCGATCCAACCTTCTCACCGGGTCCACCCGGCGCAAAGGTCCGCGTCCTCGACGAACTCCAGTCCGACTGGGCACAGAGAGCAAGGGATCAGGGGACAAGAGACCCGGCTGCACTGGAGCGCCTGAAAATAGAAGGTCGCGCCGTAGAGGAAAAACTGTCCGCACTCGAAAAAGAGGGATGGGAATATGCGCGCAAGCAGCCGGAATCTATTCTCAATCCGAACGGCTGGCCAAAGGACGACTGGAAGCACTGGGCGAACGGTGATGCGGCGGGCGTCCTTAGCAAGCTCAGCGAACGCGGCGACAAGGAAGCTGCGCGTATCCTGGCGGATTATCAGGCCGCCCGGAACACACGCATGGACTTGCTCAACAAGCAGGTCGCTGCGCAATCCGGCGTCCCCTCCG